TTCACCCTAGTACATATACTATTATACATGATTCTGTGGAGATGTCAAGGTCTTTTTGGGATATTTCTCAGAGATGTGTGGAAATAAAAACGATAAGTAACAAACACTAATCACATCTACACTATGTTTATTTTAACCTTTATTTATATTGTCCGTAAAACCCATAATAACCCATACATACCCATATCCTATCCGTTAGTTGAAAGCAATCAATGTAAGTAACAAACTATTCAATGAGAATCCTATTGCATTAGACACGATATACAATGTATCTTTCGCATAGATGGCTCTTATAAGGAATAGAAACAACCCTAACCACACTAACAATATAAAGTTCAATGGTGGTAGATCAGTTGACCAACCCATTAATACGGATACTGATGTAGGAGCAGTCGCACCATGAATAAGTATCATACCTATCCACCCACAAGCCTCACTCACCTTATTTGATTTATTTTTTTTAGTCATATTATAAACCTTTCTCTTTATTGTCTATACTACTAGTATAACAGTTATAGAGGGGAAAGTCAATAGATGGTCTGTAACCTATGCTGTATAAGGGTTACAGAGGATTGTAATATGTGTTGTTTTGTTGTTTATGAAAGAGTTGCGAATCACCCTAACCAATCTAGTCCTATGGTCTGGTATAATATAACGTATATCCATATGATAAAGAAGGCTTTGAGTAACTTATCTATCAACTCAAACATCTACTTTGTTCTTTCCATCTCTATAAACTGCCATACTATGGTCTGTTCGTTCTCTATTGTCTGGGTGTTCTCCAATGCCTGCCATATATGTTCTTTAACACTCTTACCTGTGTTTCTCTCTATGACTATATCACTTGCACCTATAACTTGGGCAGTTGTATTACCTGTTACTACTGCGTGTACTAATGAACCAGCTCCTAGTAATGGACTACAACCACCTATTAACATTAATGATATAATGAATCTAATCAACCAAAGAAGTCCTCTAATGACCCTTGTGTTCCATAACTCCTATCCACTAACCAGTTTATCTTTGTTAGTATGAAGTTGAGTGGTTCTACGAATGATTTCTCGAACTGTGTGTCATAGTCTATACTCTTATGTAGATTCAGTTCCTTTGGTAGCTGTGTCATAAAGGATATAGATGAACATTGATATATGTTAGGTGATTTTAACTGAATGAACTTGATCTTGTCACCCTCTTGTATAAAGGGATACTTGTTACTCAGCTTGTTCTTTCTTACTAGATGATTATATAGGATTGCACCCTTACAATGTATAGGGGCACCTTTTGCGAACATCTGATTTGGATCACTAAACTTCTTCAGTCCATTCACACTTCTTGGATATGCAATCTCCTCTGGTGGTAGACTCATGAACTCTTTACGAAAGTCTTGTATGAAGTCGTTTATCTCTTTCTCATTACCATTCATAATAATCTTTAGACCTTGTTTGATCTTCTCTCGACAAGGTGCAGGCGTACTTGACTTGACTGCCTCGATACCCATGATCTTGAGTTTTGCATCATTATACTGAACACCTTCATTATCCCATACGTTTAGAATGTATCGTTTCTTTGCTGTCCATATACCCTTGTCTGCAATGACTTCTCTTGACATCTCCATCTTCTGTTCATAAGACTTTACATACTCATGCAGACGTTGATAACTTTCCTCAATAAAAGGTTCAATTTTCTCTCTGGCCACGTTGTCCAAGAATTTGATAATCTTTTTAGTGTCTGATGTCTCTGTAAACACCTTATTGACAAGTGAGTCAAACCGAACATATATCGAATCTGTGTCACTCGCAATAACGTAATCATGTCCAGAGGTTTTAAGAATATCATTAAGATACTGATTAACATCACGTTCAATCCAACGAATGGATAACTGACCAGAAGTAGTAATTGCTTCAGCAACCAACAGATCGTAATAACGAAACCAAACATTCCCAAGAGCACCATACGCACTATTGAGTGAAATCTTCTTAGCCATCTGAATATTATCGTACTTAGAAATGTCTTTAAGTAGTTTAGGGTCTTTTGTATTCTCATATTCTTGTTTCGCCTGTAATAAGAGTTTCTTATACTTAACTCTATCGTTATACATGGACTGCATCATCTCTGGAAGAAAACCTTTTTTCTTTGTACTAAACAATGCACCATTAGGTGTAAGTGTGACACCTTTAAGTATAGAGGTATCTACCTTTCTATCTAGTAGTTTGTCCACAGACATATTTGGAACTTTGTTTTGTGCAACAAGTGTCTCTGGCGAGATGTTATACTGCATGATTAGATGTGGATACAATGAGTTCAAGTCAAATGACATGACCCACTTGTGCATACCCACTTGAGGGTCTTTTACATATGCACCCTCAAACTTATCAAACTTCTCTGCTGGTTTCTTTTGCGGTATAACGATGTTCTTTTCTTTGAGATAGTTGTATATAAGAACATCCCAATACCTCACAGCGCCAAGAACGTCTGTGTAGTTCACCTTTGCATCATACGCCATCGTAAGACATAGTTCAATCAACTTCATCTTATCTTCTAGCTTATCAACGATCTCAACGTCTTGTATGTTGTATTCAATGAATGACTGAAAATCTTTCTGATACCACTCACTAAATGTATTGTATGGATTACCATCCTTACTCTCGCCAAGTTCTACCTTTGCAATGTGATCCAGACGATAGGACTCTTGTGCGCTATACGTAAACTTTCGATACAGGTCAAAGTAATCAAGAGCGGCGACACCTTGCATATTATATGTTTGGTGGTTGCGCCCCATCTTGTAAACTTCTCTTTCTTGGACACTGCCCCAAGGAGAAAGACGTTTTAGTTCATCGTCACCAAATAATTTCTTGATACGATTACAGATATATGGAATATCAAAGAACTCTGTATTCCATCCAGTGATGATATCTGGCTGATGTTTTTCCCAGAATATCATGAACTCTTTCAGTAGATGCAGTTCACTCTCACAATGAACATAGGTAACGTCTTCACGATCAGTGGTGAACTCACCAACACCCCACACCACGATCCTTTTACTCTGATGATTTTTGATGGTAATAGACAGCATTTCCTCTTCAGCAAGCTTGGGGTCTGGAAATCCGTTACTACACTGCACCTCAGCGTCTAATGTGACAATGAGTATATCATCCAAGTCCCAATTGACAACACCAGTATAGGTATCAGAGATGTAATTGTATGAAAACTGTGTATTACCATAGACTAACTCAGGTTGAGACTTATGACTTTCAACCCATTCCTTAGCCTCTTTGATATTATCAAACTCTATAGGTAAGACAGGAACACCATCCAATGTCTTATATCCTGTCTCTTGCTGTACAGGAGAGAATAAAGTTGGACGGTATTTTATTTTAAAATTCTGACGTTCACCGTTAATGACAGCACGACAAAATAATTGGTTCCCCCATTGGAGAACATTTGTATAAAAGTTCATTTAAAGATTGTACCATAAGTTCAAGGTGAAGTCAAGAGACATTTGTAATAAAATAGTGGGGGGCACAAGGCCCCCACACAATCATGCGACTTTTTATTCTGCTGCTAAATCAAAAAGTCCACCAGTTGAATCAAAATCATCCTTTATATCTATAATTGCTCCAAGATTAGATTGGTTATTATTATAATATTCTTTGACATCCTCAAAAGAAACAACACTATCCATCGGCCAAATATGACTTAGACAATCAAGTGGTTGATACAAACCAATAATTCTCATGTCTGCATTACCCGTAAATGTTGGAGAAACAAAATCGTTTAATTCATTCCACTCTTTCCAAAACTTCAGAAATTTTCTGAAGAACCAATTTATTGGGTCTGACATATCTGGAGCACCACCATGTATAATCACCTCATATCGACCTCTACTGAAATCAAAATAATCGGGAGTTCCCTTCAATGCTGGATCAGAATACTTAGAGTATACGGTTAAATAGTGACCATATACACCTTTCTTGAAACCACCTATACATCCATACTTTACTGTGGGGGTATCGGTATAACCAATCTTTCTTATCTGTTCTAAAGCTACAGTGCCATCTTTAATCGTTCGAGCAACAGTCTTTTTTAACTTATTATTCAAGATATCATTGATGATACGATCAGATTTTGCACTCTCCATATCATATCCATTACCCATAAAAGTCATAGATGCCTTTAACTTGATTACCCACTCTTGAATTTCATCATTTGTAGGTTCTTTCGCTATAGGATATCCGTCTCTTCTAATGATTCCTTTCAAACAATGCTCAAGAGTTTTATCATCATTTGCCCCAAACGGTTTCTCTATTGCATTTTGATTTGCACCTATCTCTATTAGATTTGCAATTGAGAAATTACTGTTTTTTCTGTAAATTGCTACAATACGATTTTGAAAAGCTTTACTATCCAATACTTTATTAAGAGTATTGCCGTTGAAAAGATGTTCAATACTAACTATGTTTCCATCTTCATCAAGAGTAACTACTGCTTGTAATGGTTTCTTTCTTAGATCAACACCTTCAGTATCTACTGATTCGTTAATATCATTGAATTTATTGTTTTTTGTTGGACGATACATCTGATTTCCAAATATATCAGATTTTGCTAATGCAAGCAAGGGTTCCTCAATAAGACAAGTTCTTTCATAAGTTAATCCCTTATGTTCAAAGTCTGTGAAATATTCTGGAAACATTTCTTTATTAAAGAATTGTAAATGAGTTTTTAGATGTTCTTCTGTAAATTCTACTGTAGTAGCAGGTACGTGAAAATCCTTCGCAGAAGGACGATTTATTAAAGCCATTTGATTATCTCCTTATGGTCTTTATAGAATATTTTAACATGACCTACCGCCATATTCAAAAACATTCTTTGGTTTAAATTGAGAGCCTCTCCCTCAATCATTATTGTAATACTATACTATTGTATAGTATTTGTCAAGTACCTTATTGGCTTTGCAAGGTATCTATTTCTTCTCTAAGTGCCAGTTTATCATTTTTAAGGTCTGCAATATGATCTAAATCAGATTGTAGGCTAAATGGTTTACGTTTTTCAACATTTCCCAAAGATGTAATCTTTTTGTTAAGTTCTTTTAACTCGTTTAGTGCTTCTAATAATCTATTCATAATATTATAATACTACTACAAACCAGCATAATAGTCAATACCCTTTATGAAATTCTTGATGTTCTACGTGGAGCTCCACCAGCTGCTTCTCTACGCACATGAAGTTCATCAATGATCTCTATACGTAAATCTCTTGAAGCATCTCTCCAAGTCATTTTTTCATTACGAGTTCTCCAGCATCCATAGCAATAGCCTGTATCTGGATCAAACTTACATATTGATATACATGGTGAAACGATTTCATCCATCAGAAACTTTTAAACCAGTTTTTAATTCTTTGAAATAATGATGGTTTAAAAATATGAGCGTAGTTATCTTCATACTTCTTACTGCGCTTAGGTTTAAATTCACTGCTACTCATTATTTTTCAGCTTCCTCTGGTAAACAACATAGTTCTCTATTTTTAATATGTTGCTCTTCAATGTCATCTTTAGATTGACCATGATATTCAACTGCAAGATGCTCTCTTATCATAATGTCTCCAAGGTGCATTTGACTGTCTGTAGTAGTGTCGTGTACTAAAAACTTGCCCAGAATACGACCAAACTTACCAGTGCCATCTTTCTCTGTTTGTAGTGTTTGCACACTGTCCACTGGTAGATACGCCTTCACATATTCCTTTGCAAGATTACCATACACCTTCTCTACTTTGTCACTTGTACGGCTCTCTGGTGTGTCTATACCAAGGATACGGACACGCTCTTTACGCATCCATACTCCAAACCCCAAGTCAATATCTACATCAACTGTATCGCCGTCTACTACTCTTAGTATTGTACATTTATAAGTATGCATTTTATTGATTCTCCCATACTGCATTTTCTTTCATAGGATTAGAAGGGTCAACGCCCATCCAATTGCTCCACTCTTTATAGAAATGTCTCATACCCACTTCATCGTGAATAGTCTCATCCTCATGCCTACCATGTAGTATGTGACGATGTTCCTGGCCAGGAGCCATACTTGCACCCTGACCAGTAATACCCAGAAGGTCTTCGTGTAAGTTTCTACCCATTGGACCCCAGATTGTGTTATGATGTGCAATACGAGTTTTACGCTCTTCTGGTGTATCCTTTTTAAGACCAAATCCACGAAACTCAATCATAACCTTATTGGGCCCAAGTGGTGTAACAACGTCTGTACGCAACGCACTACCACGTAGATTAAAGTTCATGCCAGGAAATAGGTCAATCATGTACCACTGGTTTGGTGGTAGGTGTGGAAATGAGAGGTCTTCTCTGGACTCCCCTAACTCAAATTCACCATACTGTACCTCAAAGCTACCTACGTTTACATGACCATTCTCAAACCCTGTACACTTACGTGCAAAGTACTCTTCATTAAAACCAGTTACACGATTGAAGTAGTGCATGTAATCGTGGTAAAATTCACTATTGGTATCATGCCACAGTTTATAGTTACTGTCGATGATTGCTTTGTGATAATGGAATACTTCCAATGGCTCTGTGTCGAGTGCTGGACGAATAACATCAAATGCACCAGCGGCCCATGCTTCAACATCTTGAGTTGGTTCTAGATTAAGTGTGACCCATACCATACCACCAAACTTAACTTCACATGGCAATTCTTGACAGTTCCAATGATCATAACCGCCATCAGATTCTAGGTTGCCACTAACTGGCATGGATTGAAAGTTGTGCTCAAACGCTACAACTCTTTCTTTATCACGGATCATTGCTACTTTAGAACCAGCAATACTGGAAGTTCTGAAGTCTAGATGGTTCTCTAGTTCTGACTCATGGCAGAGAGGTATCCAACATTTTTTGAATATTTTTTCTTGCTCTGCATGAAAGATTCCCCAATCACTATAAATCCGACTATCTACATATTCTACACTTGGGTCTGCTAACCATTGGGTGTGTTTTCTTGCGGGCATTATCGTTCTCCTATCTTATCAAACATTAGTTTTACTCTCCCTACAATACGGAATATTTAGGAAATTCCAAGAATAGGTTTTACAATCCATCTCTATTAATTTATCTATAAATTCTTCTTTTGTAAGGCATGGTGGCCACCCTAATGCTACTCTACTCCACTGACAATCTTTTTTAAGTGCCAGGGATGCACCGTTCTCTGATAATGTCTTGCCTGTTTGATTTGCAGAAATAAAATCTCCAGCAGTGCTTGCAGCTGAAATTTGCCACGGAATTCCTACCAATGAACAACCATTAAGGAATCCCGACAACACAACTATAAAGATTCGGAGTTGATTTGTGTTGGTCATGGTCTTTATTCACACGCTCATTTAATCTGTCATAATTTTTTACGACAAATTCATTACAAGATATTTCTGATTTAAATTTATAGGTGGAAAGCACTTCTTCAGAAGGAGCTCCACTGGTGAATGTGAGAATGACTATAATGAACCATGTCATACATTATACGCCAAAACTCTCGCCGCAACCACAACTACTTTTACTGGACGGATTCTTGAGGGCTAAATAAGAGCCTCCGAGCTCAGTAACATAGTCAATTTCTGATCCCAAAATATACATTTCAGCGAGAGGATCGACCACTAGCACCTCATCAATAGGCTCAGACCATTGTACATCTGGATGGTCAGTCATCAGACCCCAAACATATTGAAATCCAGAACAGCCGCCACCCTTAACGGCAAGAGATACCTTATCACCATTCATGATAACGCTCTTCATATAGTTTTTTGCTTTATCTGTTAATGTGACCATATTATTATTTAGGGATAGTTATTCCCCTCGTTCACCTTTTCTTGTCATGTAGGATAAAACATTGCTCCAATAGTAATAAGACCAAGTGTATTCTCTACAGGTTTTAAGAACACTTCTCGTACTACCTATACGCTTCAGCGTTAAGTCTTTCATTTTCCATTTCCCTCATTCGTTCAACAAT